GTCGGAGCTTCGATGCTCAGTTCCGCCGGCTGGATCAAATCGCCAACCAGATCAACGAGCTGGGTCTGGCCGCAATCCTGGGCCAGAAGTTGTCAGCTGAAACGGCGGCATCCAAGCGGATCGACCGCAGCCAAGGCGACTCCACTATGCAGGTGGTGGCCCAGCAGATGCAGGACTTGATCGACAACTGCCTGCAGTATCACGCGGATTATCTGCAGATTCCTGAGGCCGGCAGCTCCTTTGTTAATCGTGACTTCATGGCGGCACGTTTGGAGCCTGATGAGATTCAAGCGCTGCTGCAGCTCTACACGGCGGGCACCATCACGCAGTCCACGCTGTTGGAGCAGTTGGAGGCCGGTGAGGTGTTGGGCGACGACTTCGACGTCGAGGAGGAGTTGGAAGGCACGCAGAACGGGGGCATGATTGAGATGGATCAGCCGGAGCCTGAGGCGCGGGAGACCATGCCGCAGGAATCAGCTGAGCCGGACAATCAAAACGAAATGCCTGACTGATGAGCTGGATCGACAAGCTAAGGGAGAGGCGATCGGATGACGGTCATAAACAGCTGCTGTTTGTGTGCAACGGCGATCTGATCAACGAAAATTACGCCGTTGTGCGCACAACGTGGTACGAGAAAAGACGAGTGATTGCAGTGACCGAAACTTGTATTCACTCGTATGACGAAGCAATGCGTAGAGAGATGAAAGACATCATCAAATGCGCGTTGCAAGCCGGCGCTGATGTTTCGTTGCTTTGTGTCGAACCCCCTGACAAGTTGGGGTTGAAACCGGCATGAATGAACTAGCCGAACTGTTCCGAAATGCGATTGAACTTAATCGCTACAGCAACAGCATTTCCCGCCGAATCATTGAGTCATATAACGATCGGGTGCTGGACGCTATTGATGAGCTGGCTGCTGCTGATGGCTTGTCGGGAGCTGATCAGGCTGAAAAGCTCCAGGCGATTCTCCAAGAACTGAAAATCGAGTTGCAGGCGTGGGGTGCATTCAGCACTGCGCTGATGATCGACGAGATGCAAGAGCTGGCTGTGGTTCAGGCTCGCTTCAGTGAGCAGGAGCTGGGCCGAGTTGTGCCTGAAGGTGAGGATGAGCCGGTGCGGCGTGTGCCGATTTTGGCGGGCTTTGCTGCTGCTGTTGTCTTGTCTGACCCCACGGCCCGGGGTGTTGTGGCGTTGAGCGACAACCTGGAGGAGCGTGTGGCTGGGCGGCAAGTGGGTCAGCTGGCGGCCGGCGGTGCTGTGCGGTTGCCGAATGGCGAGGTGGTCGATAAAGCGTTCCGGCGGATCGCAACACGGCAGGCGGAGCTGTTTGGGCTGACGGTGCGAAACGGCTTGCTGAGTGGTGAGACGATTCGGCAGATCTCGCAGCGGTTGCGCGGTCGTTTGCGGAAGGGTCAGCGCGGCTCGATTGATCGCATCATTCAGGCCGGCGGGCAGATGACATCCGGGGCCAACAATCAGATGCGGGCGATTGTGCGTACCACGGTGACGCAGATGGCTGTGGAGGTCGATCGGTTTGTGGCGCTTGCCAATCCATTGATCACTAATCGCTACCGCTACACGGCGGTGTTGGATTCACGCACGTCTGCCCGTTGTCGATCACTGGACGGCAAGATTTATGAGTGGGGCAAGGGGCCACTGCCGCCGCAGCATTTCAACTGCAGGTCACGAACGCGGAGCATTTGGCGCGGTGAGACCGGGCGCGAAAGTGATATTCGGCAGGATTACGGCGAATGGCTGAATGAACAGGATGAGGCGACAAAGATGGATGTTCTCGGTCCAGGTCGTTTGAAGTTCTGGGATCGGCTTGTGAATCGGTTTGGACCGGATGAGGCGATTCGTAAGTTTGTGGCCAGGGACGGGACAGAGCTAACTTTGGAACAGTTAAACCGCCGTTACCCCAATGGCTCTTCCAGCTAAGTATCAGTTCAAAGCGTCAGGCGCTGAGGCCAAGCCGAAAGCGACGGCCAAGAAAAAGTCCGCTAAAAAGGAAGCACCTTCGGAGGATGAGTGATGCCTAAAGGCCCTGGCACCTACGGCTCAAAAATGGGCCGTCCCCCCAAGAAAAAGAAGAAGGGGAGCAAGAAGAAGTAATGGCACGTAAGCGGCGCGTTCCAAAGGACAAGGCCACTGGCTTGCCCAAGAAGTACCTCTCAGGTGCGAAGAACCGCGCTGCTAAGGCCCGTGAGATCAAGCGAACTGCCGAGGCCTACAAGGCTGGGGAGTTCATCGACATCAAAGCTGTTTCCGCATCGAGGGCCAAACAAGGTGGCACCAAAAAGAAAACCACTAAGCGAGGCAACAAAAGCCGCGCTCAAAAAAAAGGCCGATAAGTCTCGGTTCACGTATGGGCAGCTGGCTGCTGTCTATCGCCGTGGCCAAGGTGCTTATCTGTCGAGCGGATCGCGCAATGTGCCGATGGCTGCGTGGGCGATGGGCCGGGTCAACAGTTTCATCTCTGGCAAGGGTGGAGCCAGGAAGGCTGACGCGGACTTGCTGAAAAAAAGCAAGAAGAAGTAATGGCGCAGATCAAACGCGGTGGCCATACGTTTCAGGGCTTTGATAAGCCCATCCGCACGCCGAACCATCCGAGCGGCAAGTCTCACGCTGTCGTCGTTAAAGACGGCGATAAACCAAAGCTCATTCGGTTCGGTCAGCAGGGTGCTCAGACGAAACGTCCGCGCAAAGGTGAGAGTGCTGCTGACAAAGCTAAGCGTGCGTCGTTCAAGGCACGCCACTCAAAAAATATCGCGAAGGGAAAGACATCTGCCGCATATTGGGCGGACAAAGTAAAGTGGAGCTGAAAACAACCTTACGGGTTATTCATGGCTGAAGAGCAAATTCAAGAGACTACGTCTCCAGAAGCTCCCGACAATTCTGAGCTGAATGCACTAAAGAGCAGCATTCAAGCGTTAGAGAAAAAGAATTTTGAGCTGATTGGCAAGCTCAAAAATGCAAAAACAATCCCTGACGGTGTTGATGTTCAGGAGTTGCTTGAGTTCAAGCGGACTGTCGAGCAGAACAAGCTTGAATCAGAAGGCAAGTACACCGAGGCACGTCAGGCGCTGGAGCAGCAGTTCCGCGAGGCTGCTGAAGCCAAGGACAAGCGGATTGCTGAGCTTGAAGCACGAGTCCGTGAGCTAGAGCTGATTGCACCTGCGAACACAGCATTAGCGGATGTTGTGCATGACCCGAGCATCGTATTCAAGGCCGACCTGTTGAAGCCGGATCAGATTGAACGTGAGGCTGATGGCACTGTTGTTGTCGTCAATGGCTACGAACGCAAGCCGATTGGCGAATGGGCGAAGTCATTGCCCAGCTACATGCAGAAGGCACCTAAGCCACAAGGAAGTGGTGCGCCTGCAGGGCGAAACATGGGCAGTGATGTTCCTCCCGGGAAAAATCCTTTTTCACCCGAGAGCTACAACCTGACCGAGCAATCTCGTCTTTATCGGACGGATCGGGACATGTATGAGAGGTTGAAAGCTGCCGCTAACCGTTAATATGCGGAATAAGGCAAAGCTACGCAGAGCCGATCGGGTTACGCCCACACCGTAAACATCTTTTTTGAGGATTTGTCATGGCGACTCTTCGCTCTGACATCATCATCCCCGAGGTATTTACGCCTTACGTCATTGAGCAAACCACTCAGCGTGATGCCTTCCTGGCTAGCGGTGTGGTGCAGCCTATGGCGGAGCTGAATGCATCGGAAGATGGTGGTGACTTCGTTCAAGTGCCTTTTTACAAGGCAAACCTGTCAGGCGATTTTGAGCGTCTGACGGATAGCTCTTCGCTGACTCCCGGCAAGATCGAAGCAGATAAGCAGGTTGCTGCTGTTCTGCATCGTGGCCGAGCTTTCGAGTCCCGTGACCTGGCCGCTCTGGCTGCTGGTTCTGACCCGATGGCTGCAATCGGCAACAAGATTGCTGACTACATCGCCAACCAGCGTCAGAAGGATCTTCTGTCCTGCCTGGCCGGTGTGTTCGGCGCTGTGGGCGACACCAGCTCTGCTGCTTATGCAGGTCTGGCCGTTGACGGCGAGTCTGGCGACACCCCGACTCAGCTGACTGCACGTCAGGTTGTTGAAGGTCAGTCCCTGCTGGGCGACCAAGGCGACAAGCTGGCTGCTATCTGCGTCCGCCCCAAGGTCTACTACGACCTGAAAGAGCGCCGTGCGCTCGACATGATCTACGACAACAACGGCCAACCTGACTCTGGTGCAACTCAGGGTTCATTGGCTAATGCGTTCGGCAACGTTGCTGTTCCCACCTTCATGGGAATGCGCGTGATCGTGTCCGCCGACGTTCAAACTGCTGGCTCCGGTGCTTCCACCGAATACGCCAGCTATATGTTCACCCAAGGCGCTATTGGCTCCGGTGAGCAACTCGGCCTCCAAACCGAGACCGACCGTGACATCCTCGCCAAGAGCGATGCCATGTCGATCGATCTGCACTATGTGTATCACCCGATCGGTTCTTCGTTCTCCACTTCCGTTTCCAACCCCACGCGGGCACAACTGGAAACTGTGGGCAACTGGACCAAGGTGTACGAGACCAACAACATTGGCATCGTGCGGATTACCACCACCAGCGCTCTGGATTGAGGAGGTAACTAACCATGGCATCCATTTTTGAGGCAACAGCGGGCTCTCTGATTGGCCCGACCACTGGCGGCACTGTGACCCAGGCCACCAACAAGGCAACTGCCGTGACTCTGAACACAGAGTCTGGGCAGATCACCATGAACGGCGCTGAGCTTGCTGGCGCTGCTGAGGTGACTTTCCAAGTCAACAACGACAAGATCGCTGCCACTGACGTGGTGGTGGTCAACCACAGCTCTGCCGGCACTGCTGGCAGCTATCTGGTTCAAGCCAACAGCATTGCTGCTGGTTCGTTCAAGATCACTGTGGCGAACGTTGGTTCGACCGCTAGCGAAGCCATTGTGCTGAGCTTTGTGGCTCTGAAGGGCGCTAGCTCCTGATGGGTCTGTTCGCTTTTAAGCGAATGCGGGAACGTGAGGCTGCTGCGAAAGCGGTGGCCTCTACCCCCAAACGCAAGACTTCTACTGTGACGCCCGATGGCAGTAACAATCGACGCAACAGCGGGCGACGCAAGCGCCAACAGCTACATAACGCTGGCGCAGGCTGATGCTTACGTCGAAGCAATGATCAGCAGCACCGATGTCGATAAATGGAGCACTGGTACTGACGACACACGCAACCGGGCGTTAGCAGCAGCGACGCAACGCTTGGATCGTGAACGATTTTTAGGCGCACGCGCAACGGATACACAGGCACTGCAATGGCCGCGTACTGGCGTGCGAAAGCCCGATACCTACGTCAATACGTACGCCACTGGCTTTCCTTTCCGCATCTCTGAGGATTACTTCACCGACACGGAAATCCCGGATCAAATCAAGCGAGCGCAGATTGAGCTTGCTGTTTACCTGAAGAACAACACGGACGGCATCAGCCTGAGCGGCTTGAACGATTACAAGAACGTTCAGATCGGCAGCATCAATGTGACGCCTGACAAGGCTGGTGCTGTTGGTGCTGACCATGTCCCGCCGATGTTTGAAAGGTACTTAACGGGCCTTAGAATTAGTGGACCAGGCAACATCGCTATCAAACGGAGCTGACCATGTACGGAGACCTTTCAGGCGGCTTCGAGTTCATCTCTGACACCAACGCCCACACCGGGCGATTTCAGAAGATCTACTTCAAGGAAGACACTGTTATCAGTGCCATTACGGTGAAGAACGCAACTGGCAACAGCTTGGCTAGTGAGACCTTTGTTGCTGATACTTACATCTGCGGCATCATCACCAGCATCACGCTGACTAGCGGTGCTTGCATT